ATGCTCTTTTCCAATTAGAAAAAAGTTAGAATTTCTGTCCTCTACTATAATTTGAGGACGACCGTAAGCCAGAAGCTTCAGCTCTTTATTGTCCTCTTTCGTTAGTTTTGGTAACGATAATGATAATACAGTTGAAAAGTAAGCTGTGCCAGCATCTCTACTAACATTAGCTGTTGTAACCATTGTATTGCCACTACCTTTGACATCATATTGGAATAAAGTTACAGTACCAGAAGCATCTGTAACCTCATCGTTAGACCCAGTTGTGATTGTGCCTAACCCATCATAATCGCATAACCAAACCCTATTTATGCCACCCACTACGTCTTTGCAGTTAGTAGCTCTTCCCTTCGTAATTAAACAAGCCATAAGTATTGGTTTTTAGATAGTTAGACAATTATTATGTATAATATACAATCTCAGCACCGTTAG